AAGGGTGATAGCATCACCTTCTCCACGCCGACCATTGAGGGCACCATCCTGCGCCGCAACAAAACAGACGCAGGCGGCAAGCACCCGTGGAAGGCAGAAGCATTGGAGGGCGATGTGACCGCTGCGACTATCACGAACTGGTATAAGGAAGTCTATGAGCCGACCTATACCACGACACCCGAAAAACAGGGTTAACGGAGGTAACACACAATGGATAACGAGAGAACTGCAGTCATCACCATCGGTGACGAGGAATACACGCTGCTCCTCACGACCAAGGCAACCAAGGAGATCGCCGGTCGCTACGGCGGTCTGGAAAACCTCGGTGAGAAGCTGATGAAATCCGAGAACTTTGAAATGGCTATCGGAGAGATCGTGTGGCTCATCACGCTTCTGGCAAATCAGAGCATCCTCATTCACAACCTCAAGGATAAGGAGCACCCCAAGGAGCCGCTCACGGAGGATGTGGTGGAGCTTCTGACCACGCCCCTCGACCTCGCCGGTTACAAAACCGCCATTACAGAGGCGCTCTATAAGGGCACCAAGCGGAATGTGGAAAGCGAGAAAGACGCAAAAAACGCACAAGTCGGGTAACGGTCTCCGATGCGGAGCTGTTTACCCGGCTTCTTTATTACGGCCTTGCCCACCTTCATCTGTCGCAGGATGAGGTGTGGCTGATGCCGTTCGGTCTGCTGCTGGATCTGTGGGAGTGCCACAAACAGTATAACGGGCAGGCCACACCGGCACGAGAGCATTACATCGACGATATTATCCCGGATGGAATCTGAATTCAAAGAGAATTTACAAATTCACTTGCAAGATGTATTGCTTTTGTCCGCACATTCGTGTATAATAGAGGCGTAGATGAATACCATAAGACCGAAAGGAGTTTTTGATATGGCAAAATCAGCGAATCTGTATGCACGAATCGAGCCGGATCTCAAGGAGCAGGCTGAAAGCATTCTGACTGCGCTCGGCATTCCCGCCTCCAATGCCATTACCATGTTCTATAAGCAGATCATTCTTCAGAACGGATTGCCGTTTGAAGTGAAATTGCCGGAGCATCCTTTGGATGTCAGCCGCATGACGGCAACGCAGTTGGATGCAGAACTGGAGAAAGGCTATGCGGATGCAAAAGCCGGACGCACGATTCCTATGGAGCAGGCGTTTGCGAATGTCCGTAAGGAATTCGGTGTATGAAATATTCCATTGTTCTGACCGAAACCGCCCAGGCTGACCTTTCTGCGATTTTCAGATACATTGCGGTGGATCTGCAGTCTGTGCAGAATGCAAACGCTCAACTCTCCCGCATCGAAAAGGCAATCGCATCTCTCGACCAAATGCCAGAGCGTTATCGTGTGTATGACAGGAAAAACTGGCGTGAGCGCAATATGCGTATCATGCCGGTAGATAACTACCTTGTTTTCTTTGTCCCCACGCACGACGACACCACGGTTACAGTCATGCGCATCATGTATGGCGGCAGAGATATTGACAGGCAGCTTGAGATGCTGGAAACGGAATAAGTAAATCAGTTTTAAGGAGTGACCTTTTGAGGTCGCTCCTTTTTCATACCATCAGGCACGCTCTCATCGAGAACTTCGGACGGATTTGTCCTAACTTCTCGGTGAGAGGGTGCTTTTTTCATGCCATCCACAAGGAGGTGACGGTACATGGCAGATAGTTTCGGACTGAAGATCGGTCTTGAGGGTGAAAAAGAGTTCAAAAAAGCACTGGCGGATATCAACCAGTCCTTCAAGGTGCTCGGCTCCGAAATGAAGCTCGCCACCTCTCAGTTCGATAAAAATGACAAATCCGTGGAGGCTCTCGCCGCACGGAACAAGGTGCTGCGAAAAGAGATCGATGAGCAGACAACAAAAATCGACACCCTTCGCAAGGCTCTTCAGAATGCCGCCACCTCCTTCGGTGAGAACGACCGCCGCACCCAGAACTGGCAGATCCAGCTCAACAATGCCGAAGCCTCCCTCAACGACATGAACCGGGAGCTGGACGAAAATGAGAAAGCCATCAAGGAGGGCGGCAAGGCTGCGGAGGAATCCGGCAGTAAGTTTGAAGGCTTCGGCAAGGTTCTCAAAACCGTAGGTGTGGCACTCGGTGCTGTGGCCGTCGCCGCAGGTGCCGCCGCCGTAAAGCTCGGCAAAGAAGTCATCGCCGCCTATGCTGACTATGAGCAGCTGGTCGGCGGTGTTGACACTCTGTTCAAGGACTCCTCGCAGGAGATTCAGCGGTATGCCGCCAACGCATACAAAACGGCAGGACTTTCTGCCAACGAGTACATGGAGACGGTCACGGGCTTCTCCGCAAGCCTGATCCAGTCTCTCGGCGGCGATACCGAAAAGGCCGCAAAGTATGCGGATATGGCAATTACGGATATGTCCGATAATGCCAATAAGATGGGCACGGATATGTCCTCCATTCAGAATGCCTACCAGGGTTTCGCCAAGCAGAACTATACGATGCTCGACAACCTCAAGCTGGGCTACGGCGGTACAAAGCAGGAAATGGAGCGACTGCTTGCCGATGCGGAGAAAATATCCGGTGTCAAGTACGACATCTCCTCCTACGCAGATGTGGTGGAAGCCATTCATGTCATGCAGGAGAGCATGGACATTGCGGGCACAACTGCCAAGGAAGCGGAAGCCACTATTTCCGGCTCTGTCAATGCGCTGAAATCCGCCGTGTCGAACCTCATCGTAGGCTTTGGTGATGCGGATGCTGACATGGAGCTGCTGTGCAACAACATGGTGGATGCCTTCAAGACCGTGGTGGCGAACATCACCCCGGTTATTGAGAACATCGTGGCGGCTCTGCCCACGGCGCTGGATGCTCTGCTGACGGCTGTGGGTGAACTGCTGCCCACACTGCTGGAAGCAGTCACCGAACTGTTCTCGCAGGTGCTGGAAACGCTGCTTTCTTTGCTTCCGCAGCTTATCCCGGCGGCGGTGTCTGCTCTCATGACCATCGTGAACACGCTGATCGAGAATCTGCCCCTGCTTATCGAGGCAGCGGTTCAGCTGGTGTCTACACTGGTGACAGGCATTGCGGATGCACTGCCCACACTCATCCCGGCAGCGGTGCAGGCTATCGTCACCATCGTGCAAGGGCTGGTGGACAGCCTGCCGATGCTCCTTGACGCAGCCTTACAACTTATCACGGGACTGGCGCAAGGACTTCTGGACGCAATCCCCGTGTTGATCGCCGCTCTGCCGGAGATCATCAACGGCATCATTACCTTTTTACTGGACTCCATCCCGCAGATCATTGAAACGGGCATCCAGCTTCTGACTTCGCTGGTGACTGCCTTGCCGGATATCATTATGGCAATCGTGGAAGCTATCCCGAAAATCATTGACGGCATTATCAATGCTGTGCTGAATGCGATACCGCTCATTATTCAGGCAGGCATCGACCTGCTGATTTCTCTCATTCAAGCCCTGCCGCAGATCATTACGACCATCGTACAGGCAATTCCGCAAATCATCTCCGGCATTGTCAATGCACTGGTCGGAAACATCGATAAGATCATCATGGCAGGCGTGCAGTTGTTCGTTGCCCTGATTGAAAATCTGCCTACCATCATCGTGGAGATCGTCAAGGCGGTGCCGCAGATCATTGCAGGCATCGTGAAAGCCTTCGGCTCTCTGATGTATAAAATCGTGGAGATTGGCGGCAACATCGTCAAGGGACTGTGGAGCGGTATTACCCAGCTTGCCTCGTGGTTGTGGGATAAGGTGTCCGGGTGGATCTCCTCCATCTGGAACGGCATCTGCGATTTCTTCGGTATCCATTCGCCCTCGAAGGAGATGGCATGGGTCGGTGAAATGCTGGTCAAGGGTCTTGCAGGCTCCATTGATGGCAACGGCGATGAAGCGGTCAAAGCCGCAGAAGGAATGGCAGAGGACATCAACGGCGTCATGGGCGACCTTGCTCACGATATGCAGACGGCTCTGCCCACCGACTTTGACGTGAACGGCTCTATCCGCTCTGCCGTGGACGGTGTGGTCGGAAAGGCGGCATCCGCTTTCACCATTGCCCTGAACATTACGAACTTCAACAATTACAGCAGTGAGGATATCCGTCAACTCACCAACGAAGTCATGGAAACAGCGAACCAGTTCGCCCAGCGGAAAGGAGTGGTATTCGCATGACCTCTTTTACCTACAACGGCCGCAGTTCCGCTGAGTTCGGTCTGCATATCGAGAAGAAGGACGTGTTCTCCGCACCGGAATACGATGCGGAGTTCATTTCCATTCCCGGCAGGAATGGCGACATCATCAATCCGAACCGCCGCTTTGCCAACATCAAGGTGACCTACACAGTGTTCCTCGCTCGGAAGAATATAGCCGCACTTGCCGCTGTCCTGCGGGACATTAAGGGCTGGCTTTATTCCGAGCCGGACAGATACCACGAAATCACTGACTCCTACGATGCGGAGTATTTCCGCTACGGCGTCATCTCCGGCAGTCTGGACATTGAGGAGCAGCTGAACAAGGTCGGAAGTTTTACGGTTACCTTCAACTGCAAGCCTTATAAATATAGCTTTGCGGGGCAGCAGGCGGTGGTAGCAGACGCATCCGAACTGACGATTACAAATCCGACTGCCTTTGAGAGCCGACCGTATATCAAGCTCTATGGCAGCGGTACGGTGGTAATAATGATACAGCCCCAAGGTCGAGGTATGATGATTTCCAATCTGGATGAGTACATTGAAATCGACAGTGAATTGATGAACTGCTTCAAAGACACCATCCTCAAAAACGATAAGGTTAAGGGTACGGAGTTTCCCGTTCTCAAGCCGGGTGTTTGCACCATCAACTGTACCGGCGATGTGACGAGAATCGAGGTCATTCCAAGGTGGTGCTGTCTGTAAGGTCGTTCCTGATTGTAAGCGGTAGAAAAACTCAAAAAGACATGGGGTCTAATGCTTTTAAAAAGAACGAAAAAACGGAATTTACCTCTATTCAAACATACAAGCTCTTGACAATAAAGCTCCTATATAGTATGATTTTATAAACTACTATATAGGAGCTTTTGCATGAAAACAAATGGTGGATTTCTTGTCACCAAAATAAAGCAACTTGGAGACCGGATTTTTGAGAAGATTCTCAGCGAAAAGAATATTGATGCGTTCAATGGAGCCCAGGGGCGCATTCTTTATGTGCTGTGGCAGGAGGATGGAATCTCGATCAGGTCACTCTCGGTCAAATGCGGATTAGCGATAACA